ATTATATCACCAGTCTCTGAAGCGTTGTACCCCTTCATTATGGTTGGCCCTCCCCAAAGCTTCGCCATCGCCTCCTTAAATACTCTCTCCAACAGCTTAACAAACCGACCTAATTCAACATTCATCCGCGCGGATCGTGGCTGAATCACGCGAGGAGCGGGATCTGGTTTGAGGGTGAAGTTAATCTTCTCCCCCTTCACAAAGGTTGACAAATAGCTGTCGGCTCTACAAACCGGCCTCGTTGCTAGGCTGGTGACAGCATTTTCAAAAACAGTCCTCCTACGGCCGCTGTACAACTCAACGAATTCTCGTCGGGACAGTCGGCGACAGGCGGGCATGTTCTCAGCGATTTGGTTAGCCATCACCCTCAGCTCTTCATACACTCCCTTGCGGGGCCGCGGTACCTGGGTGAGCCTGCCGTCGATCACTCGACCACAAACCCGCTCCAGCAGCCCCCGTCTTATGTTTGCATAGGAATTGTTTTGGACCCCGTAGTCCCACCCTACACCGATACCAGTAATCGTGTAGGCCGTTCTCCGCTTTGAGGCTCCCATCCTAGGCTCTTCGGTCCACCTCAAAACCGTGCCCTGCACCAACCCAGCCTCTGGGATTGGTGTGCGGACAAGGGTATCAACCCCAAGAGCCTTCCGTAGGCCCCCCTATTTGGCCTTCCAAGAGAGGCCCTCCCTCTCTCGTAAAAGCCATCTCCGCCATAACGGCACCACCTCATCCATTCTCATGGCATGGAGGCGATCCCGTACAAACGAGCTATGTCTAAACGCTTTCACCTCTAAATCTAGCTTGTCGGGAACAAACACTAATGGTGTTGCCAATTGGAGCAACCTAACGCGTTCAACCTTCCGCACGTCTTTGCACTCCATTGCCTTTACTAGCAACTCCATGGCAACCAACCGGTTTGCCTCAGTCAAGGCTGGTGTCGTACCCATTTTCAACTTAACCGTCTGCGCGAGATGCCAAGCAAACCTGCGCTGGCGGTCCTTGCTGCGGGATAACTCAACCCCGCCAAGGGAGTTGGACTTGTCGGAAAAACACATCGTCAATTCCTCCTCTTCCTCCTGCGGATTGGTGCTGTCATGATCCACCACCTCACTCAATCCCCTGACAGTTTCACGCATACTACTACGTGACGCATAAGTCCCACGAAGGGTCATAGCTTGGTACACTGTAGAGATCGCCTTAATAACATCAAAGTTGGGTCCCATGAGGTTGGTTAATCCCCACAGGACACCAGTTGCAGTCAAACCAAGATATAACCCTTGGCCAACGCCGAATGTGGTGGTTGTATCACTGATAGCTCGATGCGTTTCGCGGATGAGGTGCATCACTCCTGGCTGTACGTAGCTAACGGTCAACTGCGG